GCAAGAACGGAGTCTGTTCCTCTAGGAGAGTTAAAGAAACTTTCTGAGGAGCGGATGCTTTTATTTGATGAGGAACTTATGTCTTTTGCTATGGGTAACTGTATAACTCTTGAGGATACAAATGGTAATAGGAAATTACTTAAAAGACGATACGAGCAGAAGATCGACCCTGTAGCCGCTATGATGGACGCCTATGTCGCTTATAAAGCTAATAAAGAGGCTTTTGAGTAAAGGAGGGATATAATGTGGCAATATTTATCACCTCCAACGCCTAACGAACTTTATCATTACGGCGTTAAAGGTATGAAGTGGGGCATTAGAAGGTATCAGAACAAAGACGGATCCTTAACTCCTGAAGGAAAGAGAAGATTGCGAGAAAAGTCAAACTTTCATTCAGATGATATTGTTCTTAAGAAAGGCACGGTCGTGAATCGTGTCGTTCCAAAAAGATGGGCTTCAAAAGAATTGGGTTTAACAGGTCATGCATATGCCGCTTTTAAAAAAGAAGATATAGAGACTTATCAAAGATACGCTGCTCTTTTTGGTGGAAAGAATTCGTATGTTAATCTCGAATACAAAGTAAAAGATATTTTGGTTTCGCCAGGAGAGAAGAAAAGAGTGGATGAGTTTGTCAAGTTAATGAGTAAGGATAAACAAGCTCTTGCTACATTTAAGAAAGCATCTCCTTTACTGTTTATACCTAAAAAGCGTCTTGAAAATCTAACAGATCCGAAAGACATAGATCGAGCTTATAGACGATTTAGCTACCTTTTGGTTGCAAAGCCTGAGCTTCGAGAGGCATATTTTAACCAGCTTAAAAAAGATGGGTATAACATGGTAATTGATGATGGCGATCGATTAGCGAAGATTTCTTTATCACCAATTATTATTTTTAACCGAGAAAAATCTTTATCTACTCCCAAAATTAAGAAGCCTAGTTAGGAAAGGAGGGCTGTTGTTGGAAAATTCTTTAGCTCATTACGGTATTCTCGGAATGAAATGGGGTGTTCGAAGAACCCCGGCTCAACTTGGCCACCTGACTAAAAAAGATAACAAATGGGTTAAGAAAAATGCCTCGAAAATTATGGAGAAGGCCCGTAAAAAATCTTCGAAAGAATTAATGAAATATGCCAACGAGTTAATGAAAGACCCAAACGCTGTTAATAAATCCGGTAAACTAAGTGCGGCCACTATTAATTCTTACAATCAAAAGATGGCTTCTTTGATGAACGATAAAGTTTCCGGCTTAACATCACCATCTGGTAAAGTTGTGCGATTTGTAGCCAAACGAGGAGAAATTGGAGTTTTCATGGCTCTTGCTGATCAAGGGTATAACATGAACCAACTAAAAAATGGGATCTATGAGTCAGGGAAAGTGGCATACAGAAAAACCGTAGTCAATAAGATCTAAACAAAAATGGGGGTGGTAATTCAAAATGGAGTATTCGTTTACTTCCAGATTAAAACATGCATGGAATGCTTTTTTTAACAAAGACCCCACCGATTATTTCCAAAATGTTGGAACTAGCTATACTTATCGTCCGGATAGACCGAGACTAACACGCGGAAATGAGCGTTCGATAGTAACTTCAGTATACAATCGGATTGCTTTAGACGCTTCTTCGGTTAGCATTCAGCATGTAAGACTTGACAAAAACAATCGTTTCGTATCCGTCATCGATTCGGGGTTAAACAACTGTCTCACCGTTGAAGCCAACCTTGATCAAACCGGAAGAGCTTTTATTCAGGACGTCGTTATGTCAATGCTTGATGAAGGATGTGTGGCTATTGTTCCAGTTGACACAACTTTTAATCCCGAAATTACTGGTTCTTATGATATTCTCTCAATGCGAACCGGAAAAATTTTGGAATGGTATCCGAGTCATGTTAAGGTTCGTGTTTATAATGAGAGAACAGGTCGTAAAGAGGATATCGTGGTACCGAAAAGAACGGTTGGTATTGTAGAAAATCCTCTATACGCTGTTATTAATGAACCAAATTCAACTATGCAGCGACTTATTCGTAAACTTAACCTTTTGGATGTTGTAGACGAACAAAGCAGCTCTGGTAAGTTGGATTTGATTATTCAATTACCATATGTCATTAAGACAGAGGCAAGGCGTCAACAGGCCGATAAACGGCGTCAAGATATAGCAGATCAATTAGCAGGTTCAAAATACGGTATTGCTTATACAGATGCTACAGAGCGTATTACGCAGTTGAATCGTCCAGTCGAAAACAATCTAATGAAACAGATTGAATATCTAACGAACATGTTATATAGCCAGTTAGGAATCACTCAGAGTATATTAGATGGTACTGCTGACGACAAAACAATGCTCAATTATTACAACCGAACAATTGAACCTATTCTTTCGGCTATTGTTGATGAAATGAAACGAAAGTTTCTAACCAAAACCGCTCGGTCACAATCACAGTCGATTATGTTCTTTAGGGATCCATTCAAGCTTGTTCCAGTTAACGAAATTTCTGAAATTGCTGACAAGTTTACTCGAAACGAGATAATGACATCGAACGAAATCAGACAGATTATTGGAATGAAGCCATCGGACGATCCTAGAGCGGATGAACTTAGGAATAAGAATATAAGTCAACCTAAGGATGATCAAACCGACCCATCAAATGATGCGACTGGAGAAAAGATCGAGATGTCAAATAACGAATTAAAGGAGGAAAATCAAAATGAAGACGTATGATTTCAGCGGCTGGGCTACCCGTAATAATCTTAAATGCTCTGATGGAAGAATTATCATGAAAGACGCATTTAAGCATAATGACGGACAGATGGTTCCTCTTGTATGGAATCACCAGCACAACGATCCTCTTAACGTTCTTGGACATGCTCTGCTTGAGAATCGTGAAGAAGGTGTTTACGCATATTGTAAGTTCAACGAAACAGAATCAGGAAAAAACGCAAAGCTTTTAGTTGAACATGGAGATGTAACAGCTCTTTCTATTTATGCAAATAAGTTGAAACAGCAAGGCTCTTATGTTACACATGGAGATATTCGTGAGGTTAGTCTTGTTTTGGCAGGAGCAAATCCCGGGGCATTTATTGATTCGGTCATGATTCATGGCGAAGAGTCTGATGATGA